CATGGCTAACACTACCACCACGAAGGCAGAGACGGAAACCGCTTGTTGCGCCGGACGTATTCCAATAATAAGCACACCAGTAGGTAGTCTGGCTGCCTCCGACGGCCGTTGGAAAATTCTCCAGGTTGTCCATGGAGAGCATGGTCGCCCATCCTTCACCTTTTTTGATGGAGGTGCTGTAGGCCTTCATACCCGTCTCGTTGCCGATTGTCCATGTGCCATAGATAGATGGTGCCACGAGGTGGGTGACTGTCGTATCTTCGTTGACCCTTACGAACTCATCATCCATATGATACCAGAGATGACCGTAAGAGTTTTTAAGACCGAAGAAGGAGTTGACCTTGGCCGCATACCAGGTAGAGCCGTCATCGTTGAGTACATTGACGGTAGTCTCTCCGCAGCTATCGCCCAGGTCGAGACCGGCATCCATCGGGACGATCGGGCGGCAGCCGTTGTAGCTATTCCACGCACTCCAGTCTTTTTGTGTCACGCCAGGACCAAGACCACCCTGATAGAGTCCGTTTGCATCTCGCTTTGTGTTGACTGCCGCCTGTGCGTAGTGGGTGCCGAAGATAACCCCGAAGAGCGCAGCGGTCACGGCGAAGTGGCGCATCGAGGAACAGAGCCACCCCGTGCCGTTCTTTCTGGCCGCAGCTCGCCAGTACTCTGTGCTTTGGTTGCAGGCTGGCTTGCCGAGGAACGAGCGGTTGGTGTTGTCGAGGGTGGCATCGTTATTGCCACCTCTGTAGTCTGCGCCTGTATTAAGGAAGCTAACCAGACGACCTGTGCTGCGCTCTAAAGTGGCATGGCCAGAGGCAGAACGTGATCCGATAGGGATTGTGTAGTTATATTCACCTTTGATTGGAGTAAGTCCAACCTTCATATAGAACAAGCGGCCTACGGTCTTGAATACCAGATAGAACTTACGGTTCCATCCCCACTGGTAATGTCCCTCTGATCCGTCTAACTTTGCAGCCTCTCCTGTGGCATATTTGTGATGATCTTTGGAGTCGAGTTTTCGGCGGCTATGGTCATTCTTGACCAGGTAGCAACCGAGACCAAGCTGAATTGGCAGCTCTCTCAAGAGCTCAAGCGATCCCACATAGGTTGCTGCCTGAGGGGTTGCGTTGTCTAGATTCCAGACACGCCCGCACCAAAGATTCTGTCCCATATCTACAGCGTCTTTGAGCGACATCTGCTGTGCCGTGCCCGTCTTTCTATCGTAGACCTCAATCTGTTTGTCTGTCGAGGAAGTGTCGGCAGCAGGGAGGTCTGCCACCTGCTGCGCCCCGTCGAAGGCTGCGATGATAGCCTTGACCTTAGCCTCTTCTTCTGATGTTAATGCCATAATTAAACTGTATTTAATTGATTAAACAATGTGATTTAAATGATGCGTAATGATGAGCCCACCTTGCGTAGCTTTCCCGATGCCGACAGGCGAAGGCGTGGCTGGTGTATAGTGATGCTCACCTCTTGCCAAAGCGGTGTGTTGGCTGTGGGGATGACCCAGAACTTGGTCGTGCCCTCGCCCTTGACGATGAGGTTGCCGCTTGGGTCTGCCACCAGCGAGTCGCCCTCGGCACGCTGGAAGAGCACGCTCTGAGGGAGGTAGCTCGGTATGAGTTGGGCTGTGATGCGCTGTGCCACCTTGTTGCGTAGGCTTATCTCCGGGAGATAGGTCAGGTTCATACGCGATGGTGCGATGAAGCCTGTGGCTATCTGACCTGCCAATCCATCCATTTGTGCAATCTTGGCATCGGCTCGTTTGGCGGCAGCATCTGCCTCTGTAGCCTTTGTCTCTGCTAGAGCTGCTTGTGCTGCTGCAGCTGTAGCCTGCTCTTGTGCAGTATTGGCTGCACTCTGAGCGAGATTTGCTGCCTTGTTGGCATCGTCGGCTGCACTCTGTGCCTTGATGGTTGGTGTCTTATCGAGCCATCTGCGCCATTTGGTGTTTGTATCCGAAGGAGTTGTTGTGTTACCATCCTCCAGTGACGCATAGACTCCTGTAGATGTATGAACTATATCCCCTTCATCGTAGCCCCTAACAGTCTGTCCATCCTCTTCATATGAGTAGTCCGACTTCCAGGTACCTTGATCGGTGAAGGCGACATTACCAACAACAATGATATTTGTATTATCTGCCATATATTTATTAAACTTTAATGACTAACTTGTTTCTACGCTTGACAACATGTTCTGCGACATGGCTTCCGTAATCAATCATAAGTAACTTGTTACGATGCTGGCGGAATGACGGATACATAGCGCCGCCTCGAGCAATGACACCCGTATCGACATATTCATGCTTGGAGAGGTCCCATTGCCACCAGTTTCCGTTGCTTCCCATTTTGGGTGGATGATCGTTCATTTCCTTAGCGAGGTCGGTCTGCGTCTTTGAGTTGGTAATGGCGGCGGAGGTATCCTGCTGTCGCTTGGTTTCTGCCGTCTTGCGTGCCGTCTCGTTATTATTGCGAGTAGTTTCGGCGTTCTGACGTGCGGCTTCGTTGCTATTACGAGTACTTTCAGCCTTCACTCGGTCAGCTTCGCCCTGCGTTACCTTGGTATAAGCCGCGGCAAGAGCTTCCAGGTCTGGGTCTATATCGGTATAGGCTACTACCTGAGACCACGTTTTGCCATTATCATAGCTCACCTCGATACCCATCGTGCCGCCACGAAACTGAGGGGTCTTTCCCTCGGCTACTACACCGAGATCTTCGCCGCCTATCTCCCAATGGCCGTTGCGGTTGATTACTGGCTTAATACCTGCGATCAGGTAAGCCCTTGCGAACTCGGCAGGGATCTTAACCTGTGAGCCGTTAGCCATGTAGATCCAGAAGAAGTCGGTACTCATCACAAGGCGAGATGCCGTATTCAGCTGGCTGGCTACGTCGTTGATGTTTACTGCTGCCATAATACTATTCTGGTTTTATCTGCTTCATAACTCCCTCGCATGCAGCCGGAGTAAGCAGTTGCTCGGCTACACGACTGATGATTTCCTTCTCGCTATCGTCAATCTCCACCTCGCCCTGCGTTTCGTAGAGTTTATGGGCGAGCACGGAGCAGGCTACTCCCCGCCCGTGCTCATAGATGACGTTAGCTATCTCCTTGCGCATATCCATTACTGCGCATTGTGTCTTACTGAGGTCAGTAAAGACCTCTACTCTTTCCAGATTTATCTTCATATTCTTATATTTTGTTAATGATATATATACTGCAACTGCCAATTATATCCATCCCAGATCAGAATATTAAACTGCCCGACATCATCAGAATAAAACTTATCTGAGGTTGTATGTATCTTGCCGCAGCAATATAGCCTTCTGCCTGAAACAACAGGGTCGAAATATATCCTGCTATTACCCTGTATAACAATGAGCATCTGCCCCGTCATAGGGTATTTCGGCAACTTTATATCCACCGCGCTACTGTTAGTCATAAGAATAATGCCTACTCTGTTGTTATTGATGGCATTCTGCTGTACATTGCCTGCAGCCGACATTGATAAAACATTCTGCGCAATACATCCAAGCAGGTTACCGCCAATACTTCGGATTCCGATACCTCCGTCAGTATCAACGTTGAGTGCCGCAGCAGAAGGGTCACTATAATCACGTACGGCCTGATAATCTCCGGTACCATAATCGTAGAGACTATATTTACGGATGATCACCGTATTATTATTGGCATACCCCTCTAAAGCAGAGCCATACATATCGCAGGCTCTTTGATTTCTGTGATAAACTGTACCATCAGAGTTTATAACTGGCGACAAATCAGCAGCCCTACCTGCTGCTACTTCTCTGACACAGGAATTAGTACGGGCCAGCCAAAGTGAACTATGTTCCAACATTGTTCCATTCTTGAGTTCCCAACCTTTAGAATCACTAGAATACGAACCGATACTCAGACCCGCATCCGTGATTTTCAATCCGCCAATCTGACCTGAAGTTGCATAAATCGTTCCTATAATCACGGCATCCTTTGCTGTCAGCTTGCCACCTCTAGTTATAGAAGTAGTAGCCTTGCTGCCTTCAGTACCGCCTATCCAGAACGCATAATCCGCATCATTCTTCACCCATCGGAACGAGCCGAAGATATTGTTACCCTCCATCAGATTGAACTGTTGGCCCTGGGCGAACTTCAGAACCGCATTCTTTCCCACGATAAGAGGACAATACATCGGACCGGCATCACTCAGTTTCACCCATAGCTTATTGTTGTTAGAGTCAACTGCCGAAGGGTCGAAGGAACTGCCCGTAGCCGTATGCGTAACGTTGCATTGGTAGACAGACCAACCATCGTTAGCATTACTATCCTCGATATATATCAGATCGAGATACTTCTGTTCCAGGGTCAGGGCAGAGTCATTGTGGTAGGTTGTCCCGCTCTTCCATCCTTCAGAATTTCGGACGATGCAGCCGTTCTTACCCATCTTTCCGGCTTCGGCAAAGTTGGCTACCACAACAGGCTGACTCCAATCGTCCTGAACTGAGTCTGTACCATGTTTTCCTGTACGAACAGACTCCCAGATGAACCGGTTTGTGGACGATACAGCCAGTCGTTTTGCCGTCCATCCTCCCTGAAGGATGCCATTTGTACGGTAAGGCTTAGCTGGCGTCTCCGTATCGTTAGTGGTAGCGATATAGGCGCGCTCCATAACGATGGATTCAGCCTGCATCGGCATCGCCTTGCTCCAGGTTATGTTGCCTACAGCATCTACGGTTCCGTCGGTACGCCATAAACTCTCAGTAAGAGCTATCATCGATTGCCAGGCAAAGAGACCATAGTCGCCGTAGCTGTCTATGCCGCCATCCTTGAAATATCCGATGAAGAAATAATATTCTCCTGCATCAGGCATGGATAATTTAGCAACAAGACTCTGGCCGTCGCCGCTTATTACATAGGCATGCTCCGATCTGTTGAGATATTCGCTATCTTCCTTTATCTGCTTGCCCTCGCTATTGATAACCTCAGACGGCAGATAGAGGCGGGAGATACATACCAGATCATAGTTGGTTTCTGAGTAAGACTTCAGCATCACTCTGAGATAGCTATCCCGGAAATGGTTAACAACCTTAATACGACGTATGCACTTGCCGTTGCTACCAAGAGAGGAAGGAGTTTTATAGAAAGTTTTCTTCTGCTTGATGCCATCTAACAGAATTTCACTTTCTTCTGTTCCCCATGCGCTAGTACTGCTGTTGTACCGGTCGATAATTTCATCTGTTGTAATCTTACCACCCAGCACGATACTCTTACCGCCCGTAGTAGGAGCCGTCTTGGTCCAGCCGCTGCCAATATTATCCTGCGCTTTATTATAGTCGGCAAGCGTTTTTAAGACAGGAAGAACTGATGGTTCTGAAGCTGAAGACTGATAGCCTACGATGAGACCATCGCCATCCTTACCATCCTCACCATCCTTCGCTTTATAACCACCGCATGAAAAGGTTATAATTTCGTCCCCATCCGTAAACCATGTGATTTTCATTATCCACAGCCACGGAGTAACATCGTCAAAGGTAATTTGGCTGAAGTCTTTACTGCCATGTTCTATGAATGGTGTCGGACTCTCGTTTATATCAGAACTACCTGCAGCATAATACCAGGTTTCGATACGTGAAATGCTCTTCGGGTAACGATTGAAGAGCTTAGGTTCAGAGAAACTGCCATCCGCTCCTACCTCTCCTGTCTTGTATGCCACATATACATACTGCTTTTCCAGAGTCGGCTCCATCGGATCATCCTGCCATCCCTTAGGCTGCAAGGCGCCCTGCTGACGGTAAGGCCGTGTAATGAAACTCGAATCAGACTGGTCAGAGAGATAATAGATATACTCATATCCATCGCCATCCGCTCCACAGGTGAGTACCGGAACGCTTTCCTTATCCAGTACATTACCGGAAGCATCGTATAGAGCGAACACTACCTGACGGGCATCACTCTGCACAGATACCTCTGCGCCTATCTCTATGTCGGTATCAGGAGTATCAGTAGTTCCATGCTTCAGATGATACCCTGCCGGTAATTCTGTCAGCTTATATCTCTTGTCGTCGGATGATGTTGCCCATATATCGCATGAGATACTTTTTGCACTCATATTGCCCTGATTGTCTATAATCACGCTATCGGCAGAAGGTATCAGCTCGTAGACTACGGTATCAGACGATTTCAAAATGGTAAGCTCTCGGGTATACTCGTAGCTGGCTCCAGCATATTTGCCCACAACCGTGATATTCATCTTCGTAATCTGGTCGAGCGTATCGGCAGTAAGATTATCAGCATCAATGGTGATTATCTTTGCCTTGCCGTCAATGCTCATCGAAGTCTTTAAACCTGCTACACTAGAGATATTGAGCGAGGATATCGCCCATGGTTCGTTATGATACATGAGGGAAACCTTAGTCTTGATAGGCAAGCCGATATACTTAGCCATTTTTGTATTCCATGCTACCGATGCACTCTCATTGCTCAGATCGCACACCATGAAAGGAAGGCTGTCGTGCTGAATGCGGATAGGCATCTGCACCGTCTTCGAGGTTTTTCCCTCCAGTTCTACGACGATGGTCACCATCGCATCCGACATTTTGCGCATAGCTGCGTAATCGAAATTTGTATCATCTGCAGTTCCGGCAACACCATCCTTGATGTTCTTGACACCCTTGATGAAAACGGTAGAGTTCTTCACCTCTACGTCGCAGTCCTCGCTTACTACATGCAAGCGATAATGGCCTTCTGTCACGTTCTCGCTATGCTCATCTTCCTCAAGCAGGATATCCATACCCTTGCGCACGAAGACGGCCGTAGAGATGCGGTACTGCTTGGTAGCCTTGCCCTCGTCCTGAGTATAGAGACCATTAATGACATTACCCATATCATCTACCGTGATGACACTCTGATACTGCGAAAGACTCACATCATAAGCCTTCGCCTCGTTCTTCAGGTCATCGAGCCCGGAAAGACCTTGCAGGTAGTTGATGTTGCCACCGAAGTAGATATTATCCTGTACGTAGATACCATTACCCTCCGGACGCACGATACTGCCATCCCTTTTAGTCAAAGCCAAACCACTAAGCCATCCGTATCTCGCCACACGATTCTGCGGCAGCACTTCCCAGTTGCATACACCATCCAGCACCTCGATATAGCTGTTTCCCCTCGAAGAGAAATACATGCTGCTCTGGCGCTTGTCATCAGTAAAGCTGCCATATTGGGCAAAATCCATATAGGCACAAGGATCCGGAGTCGCCTCCGAACGTTTACCATATTCGAATACGAACTTACCCTTCTCGCTAGTGATGATTTTTTTCACATAAAAGTAAGTAGTGAAGAAACCTTTATGCAGAACGAAGTTGCAATCATCCAACGCGCCTTCGGTATTTTTATCTGAATCATGGGCGTTATCTATATCGGCATAGATACCGCGGCAGATATCTCCCACCTGCAGAGATCCGTAATCATTTCCCTCCAGATGAAGAGAGATGATGTGTTTCTCGGTATCTACGCTCTCGATGGTTCCATAGCCATTGGTATTCCATTGCTCTGCTTTGGTTACAGAGATTTCGTTGAAGACAAACTTAGGAGCAGAGATAAACTGACGGACGAACAGGCTGTTCATCTCTGCGTCACCATTATTATCGATACTTGCGCCGGAACCATAAGCCCCGGAAACGAAATTGTATGTCATGAAGGCATAGAGTTTCGCTAATCCCTCGTCAGTTATCTGGCTCTTTCCATCTCCAAGCTGCAACCCTTTCAGCAGATATATCACATCCTCGAAGGTAATCTTACCTTTAGCCGTATCGTCTATATCCTTGCGAATGTATCTCTGTAAGACCTCCGCTTCTTCGTCAAGCTCTCCCGCCTTGTCGGCGTACTTTGCGCGATCAGCAGCACTAGCCGTATTGGCGCGCATTGCCAGGTCCGCAGACTCTGCTTTCTTTGCCTTACCAGCTCTAGCAGCATATTCTGCTTCAGACACATACTCACCTCCATAGCCAGACGCTCCGGAACTATTGCCAGTTCCGGAATTCCCTTTGGGCTTAACTATGATTTTTGTTTCTATCATACGACTTTATAATATTGTTAGAATATAATTAGAATATCTCTTTAATCGTCATCTGAGCAGTGCCACTGGTTAGATTATAGCTGATACCTTGCACATGAAAGGTCTTGCCAATCGCAGGATGTCGATACAAATCGAATGGAGAAACATTACCGTGCTCATCCATCAGATTCTGTTCCATAACGACTCTTGGTTCATGCCATTCCTGCCAATAGTCATTAACATAATGCTGTTCCGGCTTTGCCAGCTCACCGTTGCTACGATTGTAAATACCCAGCAAACTCAACTCCGTAACAACATTCAGCGGTGCAGAAAGACTAATACCATTCTTTACGCCAAGCGTCTTGCATTCTTCAGATGTCAAAGCGGTAGTAATTTTCATCTCGAGATCATCCTTGGTATTTACAAAATCTTCTTTCGTGTCACTCAGATATATCAGATCGTTCTCCGCACCATCACTGCCAACTTTTCCATGATCGCTTACAACCTTTATCTCAAGCTCTTCCAATAAGATGTCGCTCACATGGGAGAGAATCGGCTTCGTTTTGCTCGACCACTTGGTATGCCGGAAGGCTGTAGGATGTCGCCGGGTAATCTCTTCCCACACACTGTTGACGGGGCCGAGGATAATGAACTTAACAGCACCATGTACCTTGTCGATCATGCGAACCGGAATGGCGGTCCCATCCGCATCCACACTATCTGTATATCTCAGATTGTTCTGTATGGAAAACTCCGTACCAATGATTTTATCCCCAATCTTAGGGTCGAAACCAACAGAAAAACTCTGCTGATAATATTCATCGTCAGAAGAGCATTCCTCCCTGGTCTTATACTTCATCCAGACATAATCAGACAGCTGCCCGTTACCTGTCCCTGCCACCTTGTCGCTTCCTAGAAACTGCCCTGGACGTTTTTCGACTACGCATTTATCACCTATTATCAACATACACTGAATCACGCCGACCTTCGATAATTTGTCCGTACTGTCACCGAACGCACTATATTTGAATTCAAACTCCTGCGGACCTTCACCCGTAAATGGAATAAATCCGCCATCATTCTTCTTATCCATAGCGTCATCTGACACTACCTCGTTTCTCCAGCTCTTCGTTTTCCAATATCTGCGCGTGTAATAGCGGCCGTCTCCGTTATTGCGACTTGGCACAGTATTATGCCAGACATAAACCTCGTTAGGTTTACCAATTATACCAGACACCCAAGGCTTGTTTTTTAGGTCATAATAATTAGCAGTCATCCTCATTAGTGGATTCATTACCATTTTCCCTGAAATCACAATATAATTGGTTGTATTTCCGTCGCTTGGCGAGAACACACCGCCAACCTCATTGCCTACATATTCTGCGCATGGTATCGCCTCTAAGAGGTCCGAGTCATTAGGATAGAATTCGCTTTCTCCATCCTTGCCATTGCCATTTACGCTTATTACTAGATAATCGGTCATGGATATTTTTGACACGAGCGAATTGTCCTGTCCGCCACTCGTCTTCTTAACACTACCAACGGATAGCAGCATCGAGGCGCCTGGCACAGTTCCCAGATAGTTTACGGCATCCTGTTGATTTGAACCCTGGCATAAGTCCTTTACAAGATCTTTTTTCTTAGCTCCATAGAAGCGCCAGTCCTGACATTTCCTTACTTGGACATACCAATCAACCACCGAACCAGCATCATAACTAGTACCACCATGCCCCACCAGTTCGGCAAATCCATTATAAGCTCTTTTACCCTCACCATCGGAAGCATACTCTGTCATATACTTCTGCATGCCGAGAAACGCATTACACAACGCATCACTATCGAGTGGACTTTTGACGACATTCTCCATTTCTTTCACATCAGCTGTCAGCTTGAGTTGGTTGTACGTCTCCGCTACGCTAATTTGCGTATCACAGTCTGCTACGATAGATGTAGTAATATCTAATATCTTAGGATCGATGAACAAATTATCAACACCCTTGAGATTATGCCACTGGTGAGATTTACCGCTCCTGATTGTCTCCCAGGAGAACAGATAGAGACTTAATCCATCCTGTCTTATATGGAGATTGAGATATCTCAGAATCTCAGTCAATACATCCTCCTGAGTCCAGACATCATCCTCCTCATCACCCAGAAAGAGAAGCTCCGAAATACTAATATCCTGTAGTATAGAATACTGTTTATCCTTTTCCGCGGCCACATATTTGCTACCATCATAGTATAATGGCTTATCATGACCGCCGAGAATATCAATACTATCCATCACACCATTCAGTATATCCATCACGATATCATGGAAGGTACGCTGCTGCGCCTCTGCCTTTACCTTATTATATAGTACTAAAGGCGAACCGACATTCTTATATTTTGAATACTGAAGGGCTGAGAGTGCATCCACACAAGTCAGTTCTACTTCATCCTCACACTCATTATATCCCTGCGAGAAAGTCTGAGGTTCGATATATCCGGCAAATAGGCATTTTGTTCCCCGATAGATATTCACCACAGCATCCCTACATGACCCCGAGAAAAATTCTTTTATATAGTTCTTACAGAGCAAGCGGATAGAAGCCTGCGAACAGAGTAGATGGTCGAACGTATCATTCACTTGCGAGGTAATTTCCACTGGGTCATCAGAGAAGGTGATTCCACTACCATCGCCGCCTATCTCTACTTTCTCCGATCGGTCTCCTCGAATCAGGATATAGACGGAGATTTTCTCTTCTAGCCTGTTATAATAATAACCGTGTATATACATAACCTACTAATGCTTTTATAATAATGTTATAATACTATTATCTGATACGGATATTACTCCGCTTGCGATTACTTCTTGTCTCATTCGCTACAGAGCCTACAATATCTCTTCCCCGCAGGCGCAAGTTGATATCTATCGGCGTCTGGTTGTTCTCGACAAGGATACCCTGCAAGCGACTTGTAGAAGCCTTTACTCCTGGAGCAAATCCATCAGAGATTCCAGAACCAACCTGAGCAGCAGCTCCGTAGAGGGATGCGCCATTGGCGATTGCAAAAAGCCTAGCCTGCTGTGCTGCATTCAGGATCATCTCTCCCGAATTAACACGAACCAGGATATTATCACCGCTTTTCTGATTACCTCCAACAATACCACCTGTAGCAAACTTGCTTATCATACCAATAATGCTAGCCAACTGTGCTGCACCTGTAATACCGAAGGCAAGCCAGTCTATCCAGGTCTTGGTAGAGGTCATCGCTTGTGCGAAGGAAAGAACAATCTGACCTACAGCGGCCATCATCATACCAGCCTTGGCTGCCGCACTGTCGGAACCAAGTTGCTGCATGGCGCTTCCAAGCGCTGCACAGCTCTCTCCGGCTACTGCAAGTCCTTTGGCTGTAGAATTAGAGATTCCATTAATGGTATGCAGCTGCTGCTGGACGTTCTGAAAACTCGAGAGATCGATATTACCGAGAGATTGCAATTTCCCCAGATCTTCTAGTCCTTCAACTTTAATCTCTATTGGTTTTAGCTTGAGATGGTCAATTTGCCCATCTATATCCGATAATATATCTTCAGCCTTTTTCTTAACCTCGATATCAGGAACACTTTCGATACCTAGCCTTACCTTCAGCATTCCTAGCTCCCTTTGCTTTCCTTCCATGATCTTCTGAAGACTCTTGGCGGCAGCTTCATCAGCCGAAGCATTGATTTTCTTCTGCAATTCCCTAATTTCCTCCTCATAGAAATCAATACTACCCTCTAGAGCCTTCTCCTTCACTTCTGGCTTCGTTGTAGTTGTCGCTCCGCCTTTTGTTGTATTGCCGGAAGATGATGGTGGAGGAGTCGAACTATACCCGGCAGTATGCTTGAAGCTTATTTTCTGTCCATTCTTGACGATGGACTCCATTTGATTTTTCACATTCTGCTGCCGACGGTAAAGCGAAGTCATCTTTCTGTTAGCATCATCAAGCTGGCTAGTACCCTCGATTTCAACCCTTTGCTTAATAGGAATAATCTTGCCGTCACCAGCATCTATCTGACCTACTGTCTTGGTTTTAGTTTTATTTTTCTTGCTATATTTCTTCAGCTTCCCGTTTTCATCATATTTAATATCGTGCTGCTGCTTGATCAGGTCTGCTGCCTGGTTAGCAAGTTCCCTCAATCTAATCTCATTGATCATCTGGTTACAGTACGCCTCAGAATTTGCGGTAAGAGCCTGATACCATTGTGATACGGTCGAATAATAGCCCATGGCCTCCCCATACTTGCTATTCATCTGCTGCACCAGAGTCTTCTCCTGTTCCTTGCTACCCTTGAAATCTTTGAGCTTGGCGATATTCAGCGACATTTCACTACGTACGGATGATATCTGCTGAGCAGTTTGCTCGTGCGCCTGCTTAGCCTTCTCTTCTGCTTGCGATAGGTTATCCACACTACTTGCTGCCTGGTCATTGCTAGCAGACAGATGATTAATCACTTCTGTAAGAGCAGCAATAGCTATTCCAACACCAGCTGTTATATATAAGCTTCTAATTGCTAGTCTTAAGGTTTCAGCGCTTACAGCTGCACCTGTAAAAGCAGCAGACGCCACCTTACAGATAGGACTAAACATAGCTACAATCGCAGAAGTAACCTTAGACGTAACTCCAAGATTAGTAATAGTTCTAGTCAGAGTCCAAGCTGCATTGGTAGTAATAATCAGCTGAGACGCAAAATTTGCGTACGGCAGAGTATTACCAATACTTCCCTGTATTACGTCTGTGAATTCACCAAGTTTATTGTTCAGAAGTTGAATCTTAGCGCTTCCTGTACTACCCATGATATCAAAGGACTTGCTAACCGTTCCTGCGCTGTTTTGCATTTCAGCAGCATTACTCCTGAATTTATCTGACAGATTACCTACCAAAGGAGTGATAGCACGAAGGCTTTCTGCACTACCGAAAAGTTTGCCGTAGATTTCCTGTTCCAACATACCGCTCGATGCAGAGAAGCGCTTTACGTCTGTACTAAGAGACTCGAGGAATTGCTGCATTCCACCAGCCGCCTTAATAGCCGCCGCATCAAACTGAATGCCCATTTGCTGGGCCATTTCGGTAGCTTCGCTCGAAGGTTTTATAAGAGCCGTAAAAATAGCTGCAAGCTGAGTACTAACCTCTGCGGTATTTCCACTTACGCCGGTAAGTGTAGCAAATGAAGCCATCAGCTCATCTATCGACACTCCTAACGTCGAAGCTTGAGCCGTAACACGCGGCAAGGCTTGCGCCATCTGTTCGAACGAGGTAACACCGTTCTTTGCGGTTAACTGTATCTTGTCCTGTATCTCTCCAGCATTACTCCATTCCAGTCCATAATTCTTGATAATGGTAGAAGTAACCTTTACCACTTCTCCTAGATTGGCAATACCTCCCACAGAGGATTTTGCCGAAGAACGGAGATAATCAATCCAGTTGTCTTCCGGAACTCCATTCGAGATAACCTGATAAAGACCGCCTGCAAGTTCATCACGCGCAATCGGTATTTCCTCGGCAAGTCCTGCTACCTGTTGCTTCATTGCCGCAAATTCCTTTCCGCTCTTACCAGCCATGGTATTAGCCGCAGCCATGGCCGCTCCAAAAGTCCGGCTTTCCGCTGTAACCTGATTAAGGTCACCCACCATCTGCTGGAAGGCATCAGTAACATTTCTCCACGCCTCCGTAATCTGATTGGTATTAATAAGTTTACCCTTCAAATCTTCTGTGGCTTCATTAACACTGTTCACCACGTGTCTCAGGTTATCTACAGCAGTTGTGGCAACAACCACTCTATCTTTACCGTCTATATTGAGCCGAATGTTAAATTTTACCTCATTAGCCATTTTTGCGATATTTAATTTGGATTATTGCGTCTTTTTTATTATATTTGCAGCGTGTTTAAAATAAAACGAAAATTATGAAATACGAAGTAAAACCCAACACAACAAGAACCGCTATTGGTTTGATTTCCGTACTGAGCTTTCTGTTCGGTATGTATTTTTGCGACTTAGCCATGAGACATGGTTCGCCTTCATGGTTAGCAGAAGCCATGGTTTGGTGTCTCGCTGTCTTTTTCGTATCTCTTCTACTTTGGGGATTCATGACAATAAAAGACGACAATATCTAAGCTAATGTAATCCAGCCCTCTCCGCTGCCATTCTGTATCTTTTCATGATTTCCTCAAGACTGAGCTTCTCTTTCACTTCTGGAATCTCAGTCTGCACTTCCTTATCCCAGGCAAACTGCATAATATCTCTAGCCTTGAGCTTATCCTTCGAGTAGGGTTGCAGGATGCACAGGCATTGCATTCTTACCCGTTCCCACTTGCCACGTTCCGCAGCATCTACAGCATCATGCCAAGCTTCATACGCTGCATAGTATTCAGATGGGGTGCATCGACAAAAGTCATCCATACTCATCCCCATACACCCCATAGCTATACCCAGAAGATGTTCCACATCCACCGGATCATCATTGCCCGATTCGGAATTTACTGTTCCTCCTCGCTTTTTTTTTCATTCGCTTCAGCTATTGCGGAATTCCACTTAGCCATATCTGCCGGAGACACTAAGTCGCAGAACATCGTGAAGTCAATGGAAAATTCAATGTTATCGGCTCGGCAGGCGCTCGATACGCAGCACCACATAAGCGTTAACAGTTCTTCCATATCCTCCCAGTTCATCTGACTGACATCCTTACCGACAGTGCGTTTGAACTGGAGCATCGCTCCCATAGTGAGGCGACAAGGAAACTCCTTGCCACCAACCTTAATCATGATCTTATTCATCCGTTTCAGATTCTAAAGACGTTTCACTTACGGCCGAAACCGGGGATTCTTCATTCCCGGCATCATCGGTATTCAGTCATGCAGTTGCGGTCCCCTGCAAGCCTGTGCCGATTTTTTCAACCTTACCACTATTCTCAAGCTGTACACTATACTTCGCATCCTCGCCAGCCTGTGCATCGAGATCGAGCGAAGTAATGATGTACTTACCCTTGTACTGTCCGGCAGTCTTGCCCTCACGACCATCACCCTCACGAACAGAATAAGTTGCCTCGACAGAAGCTCCTGCCAGCTGGAGATCCTTCAGCTGATCATAGGTAGGCATTTCTGCATTGCTACCCGTCAGTACGACACCATCAGCGTTGATACTCTCAGAGAAGCTCTTTACAAACTTCTCCTTCCACTTGCCAGCGGAAGCTTCCTTTGTTACACGCTCGCCAGTCTCCGTACTGGTTGTAATCTTACACCCGGTACTGTAACCCAATGCCTTACCCCCAACTGAAAGAATAAGATCTGTTCCGTCTAATACATCACCCATATTTTTTTTCTGATTAAATACATTAAAAACAAGCAGGTCATAATACCTGCGATAATAAAAAACAAATCCAGGCAAACGCCGTTAGGAGGCTTTTTCTGCTCCGTTCTAGCATTGTTGCTGTACGACATTTCCATCTGCCTGCTAAGCAGACTTACCTGGTTCCGTAAGGAGTCTCGCTCACTCTCATACCGAAGGCACAGCTGCTGCAAGCTGTCACACGATGCCTCTACGATGATCGTTGGCATTTCACCACCGTCATTCGGCTTTACGTACGCCTTCACGTTAGCACGGCCATGCTTGCCGTTATAGCTTGCGCCCTGCGGCAGAGAGAGAAGATTATTCATCGGAATGCTCAACCGAACCGTGTCGCTCGCTATCGGCTGGGACCACATCGCCATTGTCTTCACCTGGCTTACCATCTGACTCAGACTTTGGCTTGCACTGTCGGCGCTTTGTACGCTTTGCACCAGGTTCTGTTCCTTCCTGGTCGTCTTCGTCGTGGCGCAGCTCACCACTGACAGGGCAGCTAGCGCGATGAGGACAAAGCTGAATAGCCTCAATAGCCCGCGTGAGCCTATTAAGTGCATAGCGGGTGCGGGCGTTCTCCTTGTTGAGTTCCTCGATAGCCTTTGCATTATCTTCTGCTGCATCATTCAGTTCTTTTTGTTTTGCCAGGAGTTCCTTGCTCACGTCGCCATACATCTCCTTGAAGGTGTCATGTATGCGCTTCGCCTGCTCAGCCTCCTTCACTTTTCGATTGGCTATCCAGGCGATGGCAGTACCAATGCCGCCCGGTAGGATAGCCCACTGCAGTATGTTTAGTATGATGTCTGTCATCGCCTTTCAAACCTTTCTTAACCTAATAAACTATCAACTATTACTGAAAAAATCTACGCTTGCCTGATACCTAACGAGCGAAGCCATTCCTGGACATCAAAAGACGGGCAGGCTTTCTTTGAATTCAACTCGTTATGTCCAACAATACGGATCTGAGGGAAGCGGCTATGGAAGTTTCTCACATAATCGGCAAGAGCCTTCTTTTGCTCTAGGGTGCGAGTATCTAGCGGCTTACCGTCGTGCTTACTCACACCTCCTGCATAGACAACATGCCGGCTCACGGCATTATAGCCAGCAGCACCATTGGTAATCTCCCATGGATCCACCTCAGCATCCTCGTTATTATCTACCAGGCGTTCTATGCTGCCATCCAGATGCACAAGATCAGTATAGCCCACCTGCTTCCATCCTCTGCCGCCCTTGGCTGGAGGGTCGCAGTGCCAGTGCCGGATGTCGGCGGCTGTCACCTCCCGACCTTCCGGCGTGGCAGTGCAGTGGATTACCAGATATTTCATTTTTGCCATCGGTTAACCTGCGTTATAGCCTGAACGGATTACGCCGCCAGCGTCTTCCTTCATAGGCAGACAGATGAAATAATGACGGTATGAGATGAGATTGCGCTGCTGCTGTGGATCGTTCTCCGCGGCGCTATAATACATCTTGGTGCTACCTGTAGCTTTGAACACACGAGGCACGTAGAATGCGAATGAGCATTGGAACTCGCCAGCCTTAGGCACTGCACCCAGCGCATTTTTCTTGCCTGTGGTGCTATAGGTAGGATTGGCGCCGAACTCGTAGATATCGAAACCGTACAGCTTACCGACCTTGCCGTCATTGCGGTCAACGTTGTACTGCTCCTTGAAAGTCTGCTCCGTCTCGAGCAGGTCGTTCACGTGATCAGTACAGAGCACAAGTCGGCGGTTGGTTGGAGGAACACCCAGTTCATCAAGCTTTCGCTTCAGGTTCACCAGATCGTTCATACAGAGCTTAACTCGCTTGGTCACAGGATCCACGGCGCCAGACGTTACCAATACAGGAGTCTTGGCGGTGTTCTCATTGGCACAGAGCGCATGGGCAGCCTTGGCATACTTGGTGTCATTGATTGCGTTGGCGCAACTCTCCTTGACACGAGCCATCTTGGGGTAACTCAGGGCATACAATTCGTCGTCGGTAACAGGAACAACCTTTGTCTGGAATTTATCGAGAGAGAAGGTCTTGTCTCCATCCTCGAGTTCCTGGACTTCGATAGGATATGTCTTGTTATTAACCAGCACCTGAGGGTCCGCACCGACATCCACCATATGAATTACATCATTATCCACGACAGAACTCTGGTCTGGCACGCCTACAAGCCAAGAAGCATCCAGATAGGCACGCAGAGCCCTGATAAGCTCTCCAGTCCATACTTCTTTAAGAACGCCTGTGTAAGCAGAACCCTTTGGCATAAACGTTCCTGCTGCGATAGCAACAAGGGAGGCAACAGCTGCACCCCAGAATGGATTATATCCCAACAAGAGTGCAATGAGAGCACCCATAATTGCATTGAACAACAATGCGGAAAACACTTTAATCAACTTATTCATAATTATAAAATATTTTTATGTTACCTTGAAATTAAGCTGGTTCGAATCCGTACTCAGCCTTGTAGAGGCGAACGAACTCATCAGGATGATTGTCGTGCAGATCCATCATTTTGCCGGATGGAACGGCACTCAGCTTCTCGTACTTGGAGAAGTCTGTTTCCTCTGCCACGATTTGGCCAGTATCGGTACGGTGCAACTGTGCGGAGAGCTTACCCTGTGGCTGCATAGCCGACAAGGTCAACTTCAATGTGTCAATACCTACCTTTTTGCCAAGCTCGACAAAATGGTTCTTCATACCGGCATCGATACGCTTCTCGCTTACGGCCTGATCCACGGCGGCTGTAATACCGGCAAGAGCAAGCGCCTCCTGCGCCGCCTTCAACTCGTCAACCTGCTTCTGGAGTGCTGCTGCACCCTCGGCCTTCAACTTCAACTCACTAACCTTCTGCAAGACGGTAGCTTCGTCAGCTGTTTCGCTAAGCCCCAGCTGAAGGGCTAAAGTTTTCAATTCCATTTCTACTTCTTTTTTAAGAGGATTAATATTACTATTTAACAAAGGCAGGAAAGCACTTCCGTTCGCTTCGCCTTTCATCAACGGCAACTGTTCTCCATCCGGAGAGTATAACACGATGGCGTTATCATTTCCACCGATATCAACGGCACTCACCTCGAAGAGGCGGCTCTTGGTAATTGTCTGCGCAGTCTGTCCTTCCAGCACAAGACTCTTATCATCGGAAGTCTCCAGGATCTGCAAGTTGGCGCTTACCATGCGCATCGACCCGAACTCATACTGTTTCTTCAGCCGCTGGCTCAGCTCAGTGGCTCCGTCAAACTCGATTTCTCCAGTCAGCTCTCCGTTTTCCACCTTCAGGTTCTTCACCAGCCCGACTACACCTTGACTGCGGTCATGCATATACAGTAATACAGGATTGCGCTCGTACTGTGTCAGGTCAATACCTGATGTAATGATGCGCGTACCATAGCAGTTCACGCTCTCATCGCTAATTCTAACTTTCTTTCCCATTTGCGATTCGTTTTTGAATTTCGACTGCAATATTACGAACTTTCCACGAACCCTCCAAAAAACGCTGCAGTCGCTTCATAAAGGTATGCAATCATTTCATACTTTTTTGGCAGACTCCCTAAAAAATGCCAATTTTGCAGTGGGTTTCAACATAGCCCGCCATTTTATTCACATTAAAACACAGTTATAACATGACAAAAGCAGAATTAGAAAAGAAGAAAAAGCTCGCCAGAACATTATATATGGCAGGCAAGGATCAGAACGAGATAGCAGACCAGATAGACATCTCCCGTCAGACTCTCTCTAAATGGGCCAACCAGGAAGGATGGAAGGAGCAGCGGGCTGCCACAAGCGTGACCCGCCCGGAGCTGGTAAACAAGCTGCTCCATAGCATCGACACCCTCATTACCGATGTCAATGCTTCCGGTGACGCTGCGAAGATTGCCGGACTGGGTGACAAGCTGGCTAAAATGTCAGCCGTTATAGAGAAGCTTGACAAGAAGGCCAACGTAGTAGATGCCATCGAGGTATTCATGGCATTCAGCAAATGGATGCAGTTCCGGGCACAGAACGACCCGAATATCACACCGGAACTCCTCAAGACATTTAATTATTACCAGGATCTCTTCATCTCCGACAAGATGCAGAACGGTTTTTCCTGCGATCTTTAATACATATATATAATGGCAACACTAGCAGAAAAGAAAAAGGCCATAGAGGAATGGAAGGAGCACTGCAAGCAGATTGCGGCGCTCACAGATACATCGCTCATGGCTCCAGAAGGCAAGAGCGAGAAGGAAGCTCGCATCCACAGGCTACAGCAGAACTATGCTGCTTTCTGCGAGTATTACTTTCCTCACTTCCTGCAACTCAAGGACAAGACTACCGGAAAGGTGATCCGTACTATCCACAATGCGCCATTCCACAACCAGGCGGCAAGCAAGGTCAAGCGCACCGCTAACCTGAAGGCTGTATTCATGTGGCCGCGCGGTCATGCCAAGAGTACCCACATGGATGTATTCACCCCCTTGTGGCTCATGTTCCAGCCGCTACGCCTGATAAACTTCATGGTAGTAGTCGGCAAGAGTGAAGATGCCGCCTGCCGCCTCCTTGGTGATATCCAGGCAGAACTGGAGTACAACGATCGCCTCAAGCGTGACTTCGGAGAACAGAAGCCTGCCGGAGGAGACTGGACCGACGGAGAATTCAAGGCGAACTGCGGTGTCAAGTTCCTGGCATGCGGTCGCGGTCAGAGTCCCCGAGGTCTCCGTGATAGGGAAGCCCGCCCTGATTACATCGTCATCGATGACCTTGATGACGATGAACTCTGCAAGAACGAAAAACGAGTTCGTGAACTTACATCCTGGGTAAAGTCTGCCCTCTTCGGTTCTCTCGATGTAGGCCGCGGCCGTTTCATCATGGTCGGCAACCTGATTTCCAAGAACTCCGTACTCTACAACATCGCCAATACCAAAGGTGTTTTCTTGAGTAAGGTGTATGCCGTAGATAAGAACGGAGAACCGACATGGAAGGAGAAATGGACACGGGAGGAGGTAGATGCTTACCGGGAATTCGTTGGTTACAGGGATTGGAATAAGGAGATGATGCATAACCCTATCATCGACGGTTCTATCTTCCGTCACGAATGGATCAAGTACAAGCGTATGCCTAAGCTCACCAGGTATGATGCCCTGGTCTGCTATACGGACCCATCCTGGAAATCCACGACAGCCAACGACTACAAGGCATGCAGGCTCTGGGGTAAGCTGGGCAGCGAACTTCACCTGATAGACTGCTTCGTGCGCCAGACCACCACCGGAGAGATGGTAAGGTGGCAATATAACCTCTATGAAAGGGCCATGGAGCAGGGAACCAGTATCCAGTTTTATATGGAAGCAAACCTGATGCAGGATACGGCTCTCGACGAATTCTACAAAGAGGGAGAGCTTCGGGGTTATCAGCTTCCGATATCTGCTGATAACCGGAAAAAGCCCGATAAGCTACAACGTATCGAGAGTGTCGCCCCTTTATGGGAACGAGGCCTGGTGTTCTACAATGAGAACCTTAAAGACTCAGAGGATATGCAGGTGGGAATCGAGCAGACGCTGGCTCTGGAACATGGAAGCAGGGCACACGATGACGCTCCTGATGCTGACGAAGGAGCCATCTTTATCCTTCAGCGACAAGGGCGTATTGGTGATTTCGAGCCACGCATAGGCAAGCGGAGACCTCCTAAAAATGATTGGTAATTAAAAAGTATTTTTATATGTTTATTACTCAAGAAGATTTCAAGGTGGTGGCTTCTGAAGCCGCACTCAAGGTCATCACCCAGGCAGACGACGCTAACGCCGACAATGCCATTCAGGAAGCGGTGGAAGAGATAGCAGGCTATCTCCGTCCTAAATATGACTGCGACAAGGTCTTCTCCGCCATAGGAAATGACCGCAACCGACAGATAGTGATGTATGCAGCGGATATTGCTCTCTATAATATGATTGCAGCACAACCGCAGAGAATGGGCAGCGATGTGCGCAAGGAACGCTACGAGCGTGCCATCAAGTGGCTAGAAGGGGTTGCGGCTGGAAAAATAGTTCCGGACCTGCCTGTAGCCACAGACGAGGCTACAGGTGAGGCTAACACTAATGGCGTTAAGTGGGGAAACGGACCAAACCGTCACTCCTGGTAATCCGTATTCAAGTTTAATATTCAAAAATAAAGCAAGATGAATCTATTTGACAAGACATTACAGGGCATCTACGACATCCGGCGCGCCGTCAAGGGTGAGCCACGGCTACTGCATACCAAGTTCGGCGACATCATCCTCGCCGACAAGACAACCCGCAGAAATGCCCAGCATATCATATCCAAGCTTCAGCGCACCACCGAAGCTCTTACCAAGAGTGATATCCAGAAATGGCGCAAGGCTTGGCAGCAGGCTATCAGCATAGAGAGTCCAAACAGACAGATGCTCTACGATATCTACAGAGATACCGCCACGGATGCCCATGTTACCGGATGTATTGGCCAGCGCACAGGCTTCGTCCTTTCCAAGTCTTTTAACATCGAAGACAAAAGCGGCAAGCCTTGTGATGAACTCAAGCATTATTTCGACCAGGAATGGTTCTACGAACTCTGTCGCCTCATTCTTGATTCTATCTATTACGGGCATTCCCTGATAGAACTGGGAGATATCAGGAAGGATGGAGACGGATGTCCCTGCTACTCGGAAGTAAAGCTTATCGACCGTAAATTCGTAATTCCGGAACATCATCGTGTAGTTACAGACCTCGGACAGGATTGGACTACGGGAATAGACTATAGGGAGCCGGAATGGTACAACAACCTTATCGAGGCAGGAAAGCCCGACGACCTCGGTCTCTATCTCAAGGCTGCACTCCACGCCATCCCGAAAAAGAACGTTCTCGCAGCATGGGATGTCTTCAGCGAGGTTTTCGGAATGCCTATGCGAGTAGCCAAGACTGCTTCCAGAGATAAGGCAGACCAGCAGCGCATCGAAGAAATGCTCAAGGGCATGGATATCGCTCCATGGGCATTATTCCCCGAAGGAACGGATATTCAAATCATCGAAAGCACCAAGAGCGATGCGTTCAACGTCTATGACAAGCGTGTGGATCGTTCCAACAGCGAAATCTCCAAGCTTATCATCGGGCAGACAATGACTATCGAGGATGGCAGTTCCCTGTCTCAAAGCCAGACTCACCTCAAGGTATTCGAGAACCTAGTGGAGAGCGATGCGAAGATGTTGGCAAGCATTATCAATAACCAACTTATCCCTCGCATGATCCGTCACGGATATCCGCTTAAAGGCTATCATTTTTCATGGGATGAAAGCGTTGATTATACACCGGAACAGCAGATGGAATACGAGAAAATGATCTCTGACCGTTACGAAGTGGATCCTAAGTATTTCGCAGACAAATACAACATGCCTGTAGGAGAACGCATACAGCAGCCTGGACTGCAACTCTCCAGACCTTTTTTCGACTAAGCCCCGATGACTACAAGGGGCTGCACAGCCGATACGAAGCCATCATTGGCAAAATGAATATCCAACTCACATCAGCCGACGAGAAAAAACTGAGATACCAGGAAATATCCTCCAGTTTCGACAAGCTGATGAAAGCGCTCTTCCGTCAACACGGCGCACATCTGGATATCAATATTCTGTCAAGCAACGAGGCCATGGATTTTATTCAGGAACACACCGATATCCTGGATTCCAGTTTCGAGAAGGTGGAAATGACCGAAAAGATGCGAGAGCGGTTAACCCGCTCCAACTATATCTTCTCCGGCATGAAAACCTTCCACGAGCTTAACGAGGCATTCCCTAGCTTGCTTGATGAGAATGGAGATAGAAAGCCGTTCGAACGTTTTTTGAATGATGTACGGAAGATTAACGAGACCTACAACAGGAACTACCTTCGGGCAGAATACGGTTTCGTGCAGTCTTCTGCTACCATGGCCGCCAAATGGGAACGCTTTGCCGAGGATGGTGACGAATACTATCTCCAGTATAGAACTGCCCATGATGACAAGGTGCGACCGGAGCATGCTGCTCTCGACAGAGTAACACTACCGATGAGTGACCCTTTCTGGGAGAGCTACTACCCTCCAAATGGATGGAACTGCCGCTGTACGGTGGTCCAGGTTCTCAAATGGAAGTATGATGCCACGCCTCATGGTGAAGCGATGGACAGAGGAAAAGAAGCCTTAGACGGAGAGCGCTTTAATATTTTCCGGTTCAATAGTGGAAAGCAGGGCAAGGCGGTTCCTGACTACAATCCTTACACCATCAAGAAGTGTAATAGCTGCGATGTAGCAAAAGGTAAGAACGTCAGTCTGGCACTTCCAGACAACCAGCTGTGCGAAGCATGCAGAAGGCTGCACAAATGCGCTATGAATACTGAAGCATCACGTCTCTGTACCGAAAAGAAAGGTTACATAAAAGAGTCCACCAACTTCACAAAGTCTTCCAATTCCTTACAAACAGGAAAGTATTTTCAGACCAGAGACTCTCTAGAACTTGGTCTCAAGCATGCCCGTACGATAGAAGAAATCAACGCCTTCAAGTGGATAGCTAGCCATCTGGACCAACTCTCTTTCATACGTTTCAGCCCACTGGGAGAAGTAAAGGATATGACATCCGAAAAAGACATCAAGAACATAGAGAAGAAGAGAAAAAGAGGCGCCACTGGTTACAATGAGTACGAGATACATATTGACGGCGAAGTCTGGAAGCTGAAAACAGAAATAAGGAAAAATAGTAGGGAAACACTCTACATAGCATTCAAAAAGAAATAACCCCAGCGTTTCCTGCGGTCCTTCACATGGGCCATTAGGAAACACCAGGGTTATCCGGATGCAAAGATACAACAAATATTTTAAACTAGCAAGAAAATGAGAAAAAAAATCAAAATGGCGAGTGTCATCACGACACCCGCCATTTTCTTTTAAATATGAAAAACATTTCTAATATTAGATCGCTCGTCTTCGCATATAAGCGCCTAAAAACATAATAAAAAAATAAATTAACAACATAATTCCCTATAACTTACAGAACCTAATATAATAGTATATATGAATTGAAAGAAATTTATCTCGCCGTGCTCCAGGACTTGAGATACTTTACCCTGAAAACATCAATGTTCTCGTACAACTCTTCATGGCTCCCATTGGATAGAGTCTGCCTAGGATAATACCCATCAAACGATTTGCTTCTAATACCTTCCAGCGCCTGCCAGATTTTGTCAGTCAACTGCCAAGCCTCTATAGGCGCATTTTCGCTCCAGTCTATCACCGTATGCAGTTTGATATCCCCGTTACCTCGGAGAGCGCCCTGTATCGTTGTCCAGTCTATCACTCCCAACTCTATGAATACTGCCGGGCGCTGCCACGGCTCGTCCTGATCTGCATAAACTACGTTCTCGTTCCACAAATCCACATGTTTCACCTCGGGAATATTTTTCAGCTGCTCCACGAGTGCAGCGTATAATTCTTGTCTTGGATCCATATCTTGTTTATTTAAATTTGAAGTCGTTCTCAAAATAAGAAGTAAGGTTGTCTTCTATAATGCGCCTCACGTCTTCCTCCACCTCGGGGCTCATGCCCAGGAATTGACGTTTAGGAATCTTGATAACCTTTCCTTCCTTCATCAGAGCCATCGCTTTCCAGAACTCTGCTTCCGTTCCGAGCTGACGATTCTTCTTATTGTTACGAAGCTCGCCGTTTTTCTTTCTGCCAAAACCGCCTTGTGCTTCATTATATTTAGCCCAGAAGTATCTTTTCATCCTGGCAGTAACCTTTATTTCTCCTCCTTCATTATGGGTGGCAGCATAAGGAAGATCGCTATAGAAAGTAATGCTGCTCTCATCGCTTCTACTGCTGACGCTTTTCCTCAGCGCTCCAGTATCAACGAGAACATGGCCACCGGGGCGAAGCGGGCTTCTTCTTCTCGCCCAGGCTTTGGTAAAGAAAGCCTGCCTCTCAAAGTTCTGGTCAACCCCATCACTGATACCGATTCTAATATCCTTCAGAATGCGGCCTATTACCGTCTTCAGTTCTTTCTCTGTTGCCATAGCCGTCGTTATCTATGAAATTCAGGAACAGCTCCTCTTGCTGAGGAATCTTATTGTGAGGGTCGGCGCTCGCATTCAGGATATTGTAGAACTGGCGCTCCGAGATGGCATACACCGGGTACACGTAACGCCGCCAGATCTCCCTATTAGGGACTCCCAGCTTGGCATAGCGATCAAAGATGCGGTTAATCTCCGTTACCCGCTTCTGATAACTCAATCCACGGTTGTTTCTACATTTTCCGTTCCTCATCGAGGGCTGTTCCTTTCTTTCAACTTAAAACATTATAACAATAAATAATCTAACTTTAGATGCGGCAGAAGCTTGGCTCTATGCGGCGCCAGACTCCCGTCTCCTTGTCGCGCTTCCAGAAGTAATAGTTGGTTGCATTCTTCTGCACTACATTGCTCTCCTGGAAGAGCTTCATGATTTCCGAGTACTCCGGATCATTGAACTTATCCTCCAACTCGTAGAGCTTGGATATGCTCTTGTAATCGAGATCTCCTGCCTGGTTGCGCTCCAGCAGCGTCATTGCCAGCTGGTACATCGGATCATCGGTTCCCTTCTCGCTCTTCTTCATGTAATCCTTCAGAAAAGCTACCAGGCGCTCCGCTGCGAGGTCGGCACGCTCATCGAATCCCTTCACGCTGTTGCAGCTGATCTGCAAACGGAAATCACCATCAGTGATAGTGTAGTTCTTCTGCTCATCGGTTTTCACCTGGCCGTACTCTCTCATCAGCTTGACGAAGGCAGAAGATTCTTCTCTCAGCCACTCCTTGAAGCCCTTGACGTCTGCGGTAACGTTGATGAGCATACCTTCAACCTTGTGCATAAATTCACCTCGCAAGCCCTCGTAGGCATCACGCTTGTTGATGCGCTCGTTCTTTGCCTCGGCATTCAACTGAGCCAGAAGAGATGCCTTCTGTTCTTCTGATAGCTGACTGATGTCAACTGGGGAGCTGCCCTGCTTTGCGGCCGCCTGCTCCTGTTTGTTCTTTTCCTGTTCCATTTTCAATAAACATTAATTTTATATAATTGGTATTAATACCTTCCTGCTGTTTCAGTCCTCCCTTTCGCTTGATGGCTCTCAGCTTTACGCTCAACTGCTCCAGTTCCGGAACGGCGATCAGAGCGAAATCCTTACCCATAATCCTCGGATGACGACAGAACTCGTTGATGCGGTTCCAGTCCTTGGTGTCTATTCCGAGTTCCTGCATCAGGTGCAGGCAGATGCTTCGCCAGTGCTTGCGCTGGTCACCATAACCAAGCATGTTCTCCAATGCCTTGCAGCATTCCTTATACTCCTGCGCCCTCATCTCACGAAGATGTGTTGTGCGCCCATTCGTGTATTGGCTCACGATAGCCGCCTTAGCCTCTTCGTCATCGCCGTGCTTTGGCAACTTATTAAACGAGGCGTAGAAACGATGGTAGTTTGCAATCGGTCGTGCCATAAACTTCCCTCCTTGTTAATCTGCAATCGGTAGATCATAAGCCGAGACTCAGCTTATAGTCCTGATAATGCTCTCGCGCTTCATGCAGGGCGTTAGGCAACGCTTGTGCAACCTCAATCTCCTTCAATATCGGGATATCATCCAGACAGAGATATAGCCCGCTCTCAAACTCCCTTACCTGTAATCGGTGCATCGCCTCACGTCTTACTTCCTTCTCGCGCTTCAGCACTTGCTGGCGATGATACTCCTCAGTGGTCTTTTTCCACCATTTCTTAATCGAATAAATAATCTTTTTCATGTTCTAATGAATTGTTTATTAGTTTATAATTCTGCCGCAGAAGCACCTTTCTACACACTATCGAGCAGATAATCATCACTGTCCAGATATTCATTCTTCAGTGCATCTGCATTCATATCGCAGAGCTTGGAAGCAAGCTCGTCATACATCATTGCCTGGTCAGGATAACTGAAATCCTTAGTCTTTTTCTTGATGTAGGCGATGATATCTTCTACTGTTTCATCCATGTTTCTTCGGCTTTTTGTAAGTTACATTTTGATACCCATGCCATTTTATGATTCTCGTTGCCCACATCAGACTCTTGGTTGTAACGACATAGCTACCGGGAGTCTTTGTTGATCTGCGCGCGCTCAAATCGCAGGTGTAGTTACATTCCATCCAGTCATCCAATACCGAGCTGCATTGTTCCTTGCTCAGCAGCAGGTAGATGGTGTCACCTTTCTCGTAATCCTCGAGAGATTCTTTCGCTTCACTCATAAGCTTTCAAATTACAGATTATTACTAGCCTGGATAAGTCCGTCCTCCCATACCTTGAAGGTAGCTCCGGCTTCTCCAATGAATCGGCCTTGGCAGACAGCCTCGTAGCCGACGACTCTTACTTTCACGCCCGCCATGTATTTCAGTCTGACGGCAGGCTTACCCAGTGGCTGACTCTTCACCTCCTGCGAGATAAAGATGAAACTCTTCTTCGGGAACTCTTCCACCAAGGCTTCCACCTGTGCATATTCCCAATGTGAGTACTGAAACGAATCCACGATAATGAACTTAGGGCCCTTGCGCTGCTTGAGCATCCTCTTCAGATTGTCGATATCTGAATCGATGCAGACTCTGAATCTGCCCTGTTCTTCCTCCATGTGGAAACGCTGGATGCGTTCCTTGAAACTCATGCTTACCTTCTCCTCGAAGGAGCAGTAGAGTACTATTCCGTATTCACAGAGCTTCTTGGTAAGCTGCATCACGAACGAACTCTTGCCGCCAGCCGACGGACCCGAGATAAACCAGGTATCATACATATCCGGCTGTCCGAAACACCGTTCCCACTCTCCACCCCAGGGAATGGGCTTATAAGTCATCTTCAGTATCTCCCTGGGGCTATATGCCCGCTTAACCATGGCTGGCCTCCCCGGAAGCTTCAGCAGCGTTCTCTGCTGCTATCTTGAGCTTCTCTATCTCGGTATATACTCGTCTCAGCCCGCCCTGTGTCTTTCTTACGATGGTAGGAATATCTGCATCGGCTGGAGCATTCACCTTCGCCACGATGGAGGCTTGCTTCATCAGAAACTTCTCGCGCTCCTTGCCGTCATCAGGAGTCACCTTGGAGAATCTGCCTCCGTAGCGGCTCAGCATCTCTGTATATCCCACTTTCTTGCAGTCGATGCTGCGGTTTATCTTCTCCTTCAGACCATCGGCACCCATCATATACCATCCACAACAATGCTCCGTAGCGTTCCACAGCGCCTTCAGCTCCAGGAAGGCTTCGTACTGCAAGTCTCCTGCCTCGTCGAGGATGATAAGCGGGTTGTTCAGTGTGCGGAGATAATATACCAGGTCTTCATACACATCGCTGTAGGTTCCCTTGTTGTCAGTACCAAACTCGGTGGCTATCTTGCGGATCAGTCTGCGCTTGGTCTTCACCTGCGAGCAGTCGATATAAACGGCATTCTCATGGCTACCGATGTAGTATTTGGCAGAGTAGGTCTTGCCGATATTCGGCTCGTCACAGAGAATCATACTCAGAGAGGAGAGCTGCGCAAGCTCCAGCTGCTTCTGGATGAACAGGAAGGTGAAGGTATTGGCAGGCTTCCATTCTATCTCGTGACGGAGGTTTACACCCAGGCGACGGGCGATGCGCACCCAGTTGGCATCAGAAAGAGCCTTGTCTAAGACGCCCTGCTTCACCATGCTGTACACCGAAGTGGATATTCCGAGGGATGTAGCGTGCTTGGCATCCGAAGGATAATTGGCGCGGTTCTGTGCAATCGCAGCCAGAATCTTTTTCTTTTGTTCTGTTGTAATCATAATCGTTTATTGTTATAAGTTTATTCTAAGTCGATTCTTACGCCTGGTCGAACGCCATCGCTATTGCTAATGCGTCCTCGTCTTCTTCGGCTGCTGGAGACGTGTCTTTCAGTACGACAGAGTCTCCTCCCGGTATCTTCGGACTATCTTCTCGAGTCCCTTCATCCGCGTACGGCGGGCAGTCTCCCCAGGATGATCCAAATCCCTGCGCATTTGCACAATCACTCTGCCACCCGATTTCAGTTTCACACCGAACTTCAGCTTTACCAGTTGTCTGTACTCTGAAATCGCCATCGGGAACATAGGATGCAGCAGTACCCATCCCTGCCGGCTTCGCGGTAAGTTCTTCAATCTCTTTCTGTTGTTCTTCTTCATAATCCTTGCTATTGTGTATTCCCAACCTAGGAACCAGGTTCCTGTTGGTGTAGTTCATAAATTCCTTGACCTTCTTCTGCTGATGATAGAACTTCTTCTTGTCCTCCTCGGTCTGTTCTGCCATCACTCTGTTGTAGGTTTCCACCCGCTCTACCTGGTCGATGAACCTGTCGCCCTGGAAGATGAACACATCCTGCGGTTTTCCGTCCTCATCCGGCAGGTAGTAAGCGGTAACCTTGTAATTGTTGGGAGCCAGGCGCTCCAGTACATCCGGCTTGCTCAGCCACCAGTCTTCATAGGCCACTCTTACCGTAGAATTGCGTCTTACAGAGGTCTCAACCTTCTCGCCGATATATCGGGCAAGGGTGATGGCATCGAATGGGCGCAGGTTCGGGTTGATATTTTCCATCAGCACGTCCCATCGGGTCATACCGGGGTATTTCTTCTGATTAGGATGCAGCGTATGGTTCCACTCGTAGTTGTCGCGGCGGTCGTCTGCCACAAGCTCATCAAAGGTGAAGTACTGCTTATCCTCCCAGGTATCATTTCCTGCGTCGCTTATCTTCTTGGATTCCACTCTATATTTCCACTTGCCATAGAATCGGCCGATACCTACGTGGTTGCGGTGGATGATACGGCGCTTCTTGGCTCCGTTAAGGCTCTCTGCCTGCTTCTCCTGTGAATTAAGAGGCGCACAGTAGCGTACATAGCTGAATACCGTTCCTTCCTGGAGCAGGGTGTACTTATATTCAGACATCAGGTGGTTCTCCACCTCAATACCTGCCGGAATACCCCAGCCGTGCTTGGCTATCAGCCTGAACATCTCTCTGAAACATTCCTTCACCAGGTTCTGGTCCTTGTCCCTGGAATAGCTGGCGCCCAGTACGCACTGACTCACCGAATCATAGGCATAGTAGGCTTTCACCCTCAGTTTCGTATCCTTCAGCTTGCGGGTCAGATCCACGTCATCCATGGTTATCTGGCTCAGCGAGTATTCTCCGGCATGGCGGTGCATGTGAGGCATACTCTCGTGCATGAAGGCGCTCCAGCTCAGCTGGCTCTTATCCCAGATAAGCCTATTCTTCGGCTTATTCAGAATGTTTCTGATAGTACTGTCGCTCAAACTCTTCGGATTCCCATCCTTGTCACAGAAATCTTCCGGGTCGAACAGCTCTCCTGTCTGAACATCATAAACATCAAGCTCGCCGCATACGAAGGAGTCATACAAATCCTTCACCTGGGAGTTGAGAGGCTTGTTAGGAAGGCATTGCAGGCCGATGACCAGCTTCTCCGTCTTCACGTCAACCTTTCTGGTGTTCTGATTACCGAATTTGCCACTGATCAGTACGCCGTAGCCACCAGCCTTATACTCATTCACCTTCTTTCGGAATCTCAGTGTCGATTCGGGTAGGGTATGATGATAGGTCTCCTTCAATACCTTGATGGTACTTGCCATCATTTCCCAGTCGTAGCGTTCGCCCATCAGCTTGCGGTAGGCAGAGGCTCGTTCGTAGAGCTTGATGCAGGTATTGAGCACCGAGGCATTCACCACATATTCCTGGATCTTCTCTGCCGACAGGTCCAAGCCCGTCTGCTGTCTGCTTTGGAAGTAACACATGGCGTGCTGATCTACCTCATAATTGGAAGTTATCCATCCTCGCAGCCTTACTTCGGGACCTCCGGGGAACTCTACTTCCACCGCCTTGCGGTATTTGGTAGGCAAGCTATCTACGGCAATGAGAGCCGTGCAGCCGCTTGCGCCACCGCCTCGACGTACCACGTTAATGCGGTTTCTTGCAGCCATTGCCTTATAATTGGATTGGGTAATGATGCCCGTCTCGATAAGTTCTGGTGCAGATATGCAAAGTGTATTGCCGTAATATTCCATAACTATAACCTTTCTTTATTCTTTACTGGTGAAATACTTCCAGATTCTACCCACACAGATGCCTGCAGAGAAACATACGATGGATATAATCAGATACCGAGTAATGTCCATAACTCTATCCTCCAACTCTAAATCCACGTTCCAGACGTTCTCTCATACCAGGATTACCGATAATTTCGGCATCCTTCTGTCTCCATCTTGCTGCCATGATCTGAAGTGAAGGCATCTCGCGGACCAAGACATTGTCCGCAGATACCATTTCCTTACCCTTGAAGAAGATGGTAGCATTGCCAGTCTTCTTGTCGAACTCCAGCACCGCTCCGTTGGAGAAGTATTGTCTGAAGCTTCCTTCATGGTCGAAAAGTAAAGTGTCACCCTTTTCAGCAACCACCGTCTCTACGCCACCGTTGATTTTGGCGTACTGGCGGATGCGCTTTGCCTTGTCGCTCATGCCCCGCTTAGGGTCGAAGGTGAGAGCAAGCCAGATAGCTTGGTCTGACACCTTGAAGGTCTTGCGTATTCCTTCGCGTACCTCCGTGCTTACGTCTATTGCTCTTTTCATACTCTAACAATATTATAATTTTATTCTAATGGTGGAGGAAGGCGGAGTCGAACCGCCATACATTCCAGCTACCTCCAAGTTGCCGGGAAACGTTGCCCGGCTCGTTGTTAATCCTGAATCTTTCTACCCTTAGAAAACTAAACTTATGGCAAACATTAAGTATTCTTTCGCTCAAAATGCTTATCTTTGCACCAAAATTCATGTTTCACTTATTAATTTATCACTTATGGCACTTTACGTATTAGAGTTCCAGGCAGAGTTCCAAACGGTACTCCCGGAAGAAGAGTTGAAAAGACAGCTCTATCCTGTGCACTTAATGCTCGACGGCGTAACGGAAACATTTTCCCGCAACATCGGCATACCAATGTACTCCTGCTCAGGAGAAGAACTTTGTGTGCCTGGTCTATCGGCATTCCGGTATTCTGCCGTGATGCAAATGGGCAAGTCTCGCCTCGATATCTTAGATCGACTTCTTCTATCTTTCCAGCCTCTTCTAAGAGAGTTATTACCTTCATGCACTCTGAGATGGAATTTAAAAGAATTACACTTTTCGTCTTAGCTTCTTTTTTCATCTTAATCTCTTTTTATCAGGAGGAGAACCTATCATTCTCCTCCACTTGTTAAACACTCTATTTCTTCTCAACCTTATAGCCCTTACCTCGAAGGTAAGTCGCTACATACTCATCATCACCCACATCTTTGAGCACATCGAAGAGATATCCCTTCACATAGTCTGCTACTGCGCTTGATGATGCAAGCTCGATGTTCTTGGAGATAAACTCCACTTTCTTTGTTCTGCCAAGGCCATTAAAAGCCTTCTCTACATTTTCCATCGTTATTGTTTTTTAAGTTCATAAATTTGCCCAGCTCGCGCTTTTTTAGTATCTTTGGCGCGGTGTTTATCTTAAACACGGTGCAAAGATAGTGATTTCTCACGAAACTACCAAACAAATTCGTGACTTTTTTCGTTTAGATATTAAAATTATGGCAAAAATCGTAACTATTCACGACAGAATTAAGCTTTTAGTAGAGAAAAAGGCAGGGAATAAGAACACAGTATTCGCCCAAACACTGGGCGTAAGTGAGGCTAATATCCGTGGCTACATAAGGGGAGTCGTACCAAAAGCCGATGTTTTAGCAAAAATCGTGAGTTCTTACGATGATATTAATCCTACTTGGCTCTTGACAGGCGAGGGAAACATGCTCAAAACGAGTACTTCCGGCGCTGATGAAGCACTATGTCCTGAAGAAAAGGAGAGAAAAACGGAGAAATCTGGAGAAAAGCAGAGAAGATCAGAGAAAAATAGTGAATGTTCTTCTCGGATCCAGAAACTACCGGAGGGAAGCATGGAGGGCATCCCACTCATACCTACCAGTGCCATGGCGGGCGCATTCACTTCCGATATCTCCTTCATGGAGTACGAGTGTGAGCACTACTTTATCCCAGATTTCAAGGGAGCCGACTTCCTCATCCGTGTGAAAGGCGACTCCATGCAGCCTACATACAACTCTGGCGACCTCGTGGCTTGTCAGAAGATACCATTGGACGACATCTTCTTCCAGTGGAACAAGACCTACGTTCTCGACACCAACCAAGGCGCCATCATCAAGCGAGTACTGCCGGGCAAGGATGAGGATCATATCTGCATCGTCTCCGATAACACCAAGTACCCACCATTCGAACTGGAGAAATCATACCTCCACGCCATCGCCCTTGTCAGAGGCATCATCCGTCTGGAGTAACCTCGTTTCATACCCACCTCCAGGATGCGTATCATTTTCCCGGCTCCGGGAAGATGGTACACCCCCAAAAAGTACCCCTAGTGTGTTCCCCCTCCCCCTGGAAGGCGCTAAAATAGGCTAAAAAGCCCCTATATACTATATATAATAAGGTGTAAGCGCCAAAAATCGAGGTCTGAAAAGGGTATGTTTCCTGCACATAAAGTAGCAAAAGTGGTAGTTTTCCTACCCAAGCTATCGTTATGCGTTTTACCCCACTTTTGTAACCCCACTTTTCTAAAAATGTAACCCCAGTTTGTAACCCCACTTGTAACCCCACTACCCAAAAACGACCATTTTGGGCACAAAAAAGGGGAGCCCGAAAGCTCCCCAAATACCCATAAATTACCCCCTAAAAGCATACAGGCTTATAATGTCGTTCCAACACGCCCAAAATACCCTAAAAATGTCGTTCTAAGCCCTTATTTCTCCTCGGGCGATACATTACTCATCCGACCACCCGAAATAAGCGTAGATTGCTTAATTACAGCGCGTTTCGTCATTACCGTACCATTTCCACCAAGCCCTGCATGCAGCAGATAGTTCTTGGTTGCACCTATCTCTTCAGCCGTCAATACGGTGTATATCGCCGAGATGGAGCTGAAATAGAAGTCTTTTCGTCCTTCATGCTTGCCCACCATCAGGTGAACGTGTACTACTTTTGCCATATTTCTATCGTTTTAAGTCCTACATCAGGAGCCACACACCGCAAAGCGCATCGCCCTCATTATCGGCTGCAAATATACCAAATAATTGTTATATGGAATAAAATCGCATCTTAATTATTCCTAAAACCCAAATTTTTCTTCGCAACAAGACACTAAAAAAGCGGCCGTTAAGCCGCTCTAATCCTTCACCGTCTCCATCTATCCATCGCCTTGTAGGTAAGCCCTCCTGCACGCCTCAGAAGCCTCTCTGCCTCTCTGATGTAAAGCAGATGCAATACGATGTAAACTTTCCCCTCGTTCTATGTAAACCAACCTCTCAGATAATTCAACCAAAATTCAACCAATGTAAACGTTTCGTTTTGCACCCTCATTTTCCCTTCATCTATCTAACTATCTCTATTCTAGGTTCTTCCATCATTTTCGGGCTCTCTCTTAAATATACGCTTCGTTTTGTGCCCTCTACGTACCTGGTACGCGTACCAGGTACGAATTAATTTATGAAACGTCATTCACGTTATATAACAGACTAGCTAACAGATATTTATCGATTTTGCAGTTTCTCCGATAAATCCAGACATCTGTTGCTGGTCCATCCCTTTATTATAGGCAGAGCGAAGATTCTCCTTGTCAATATTCCAAAAGGTACCGAACACTACCCATACATTCTGTATGCCGAGTTTGATAGAAATCTGGAATGCGAGAACTGCAGTTTTAGCTACAGAGAGTCCCTTAGGCTGGAAATGCTCATCAAGAAAGCCATGTATCGCCAAACTGGAGAGCACCATTAACCCCTGAGGATTAGCAAGAGATTCCGGCAACGGACGGAATTTCTCTTCTGCCTTTGCCTTTTCACCCTTCTTCTTAGGTCCATCACCATAATTTTCAATATACGTTGCATTATCGTGCAATTCTATTGTTCTATTATCACTCATGATTACTATGTTTTTAGATTCTATATAATTTACAATAAACTCACTGTCCAGACTTAAATAGACATCTGTTATAAAAATATATAGTGCCTTTATCCTCGACAGACTACGCTTGATTCGCGTACTTAAGTTTTTTTTCATATTGTATTATTATTGTTGTTGTTTTAAGTTTCTTGCCTCATTATAGCAGAGTATGAGTGTTTGCGCTAACAATTTATGAGGGCGTAAGCAGCCTGGAGTGCTGGTGATCGCCTCTTATCGTGAGGTGTGGGACCAATTCTACGTCATTTTTCCTTTTGTTGAATATTTAAGTTAATAAAATGACCGAAAGATGCGTTTTTCAGTATCTAAGGCCGGTTTATTCTATTCTCCTCCAATTTTCGAGATGCAAATATATAAAAAATATCAATACATACGCAAGCCAAGCTTAATATTAACACGAATTTAACATAATTAGTAATAGAAAGCAAGTTTAAATATAATTTCAGTTTAAGTTATACGCAGATTCAATCTAAAAAGCCAATAAACAAAAAAGGGCACGGAGATAAACTCCATGCCCCAAAACACTTACGAAACCTATAGGCTGTAATGCCTGATAATTATACCTAACATAATGTATGAAGAAATTCTATTTGATATCCATACCACTGGCATGAAGACCAGGACCACCACCGGCTGTATAACCACGGCGTAGGATTGCCAGGTGGTAAGCCAAATGCCGATGATACCTATCGTCCGGAGCGTGCAACACCATTCCCTAAGAAGGTTATCGTATTCTCTCCACACCCAGACGATGATGTTATCTCTATGGGAGGAACTATCCGCCGTGGTGAGGCTCGTACCGCTTGTACTTATAATGAAATTCCGCTTGACCATGTCCACTTCCTCGACCTGCCATTCTATGAGAGCGGCAAGATAGAAAAGTTGCCAATGACCGAGAAGGATGTAGAGATAGTGAGAGCTCTGTTACAGAAGGTGCAGCCGCATCAGATTTATGTAGCCGGCGACCTTGCTGACCCTCACGGAACCCACAAGAAGTGTACTGATGCCGTTCTGGCAGCTATCGACGAAGAGAAGAAAGCGGGTGCAGAATGGTTGAAGGACTGCCGCATCTGGATGTATCGTGGTGCCTGGGCAGAATGGGAGATTGAGAATATCGAAATGTGTGTTCCATTGAGCCCTGAGGAGTTGCGAGCAAAGCGTAACTCTATCCTCAAGCATCAGTCGCAGATGGAGAGTGCTCCTTTCTTGGGTAATGATGAGCGCCTGTTCTGGCAGAGAGCCGAGGACCGTAACCGTGCTACTGCATCGCTCTACGACCAGTTGGGTCTGGCATGCTATGAGGCCATGGAGGCTTTCGTGGAGTACAAGCCATTGTAATAACTTATTGAAATTAAAGACAAAAACTACCCCATGCCCCCTAAAACAGGGGGCATGGGTAAGTACAAATGATGCGGCATTCCGGATAATGCTGGTATCCAATTCTACCTGTCCAAGGAAACTTCATCCATTTCCATATACTTCAATATATAAATCAATTTTTCAAAACCTGTCTCGCATTCTTCCTCACTCTTATCAAAGAAAGGAAGAGAAAGATAGATGAAACGATTCACAAAGAAGGGTACCCATCTGTTCTGCATCTCAACGATAAAATGCTTGCCATCGTCGGTTACACAATAGATATCAAAGATGCAGCCACGGAGATCATTCGTTTCTCCAGGCAGTTCCTTATCCTTTCAGCTGCTGTAACTGACTCTCCGACAATCCTGTTATTTCCATCACCGTAGCAGCATCCATACCATTTGCCAGCATCTTTCTGGCAATCTCAAGGCTTCGCTTGTTCATGCCCTTCTCCATGCCTTCAGCCAAGCCCTTTTCCATGCCTTCAGCCAGGCCCTTCTCCCTGCCTTCAGCCAGGCCCTCTTCTTTACCTTCTCGCTTGGCGGTATCAATCGAATTCTTGATATCACGATATGCCATCTTGCTGGCTTCATACTCCCGCTGCTCCTGCGGAGTGAATCTTGCTATCTCGGCTTCTTCGAAGAGGCGGTCGAAGACCTTGTCGCATAACGCCTTAGGGCGCTGAGTAAGCTTATAGAGATTCTTTAGGGCATAGAGCCACTTGTCGTAGAGCGTTTCCAACTCATCAAGCGACTTGTTGAACTTGGCGATTTCCACGCAGATAAATTCCTGCTTATCGTAAAAAATCTTGTGCGTGGCAGTATCGCACAACTGCACATGATGGCGGATTTTCTCCTTGTCGAATGCATCCTCGTTCATGCTGAAGTTGAGCAGGGCTACGGTATAGACAAGATTGAGCTTGAAATCCCAGTCATCCCCCTTAGGTGCCTGTTCACGGATAGGAAAGGTTGAGTAGAAGAGGGAACGGTCCTTGAAATGCGCCTGGTAGGCATTCTGCATTTCCACGATAAACTTCTCGCCGTTTTCTCCTTCACAATATACGTCAAAGATGGCCCTGCGGTCGGTATATACATCTCCCACGTGCTCCGGGTTCAGATACTTCACGTCCTTAACAACCTGTCTTCCGTTGAACAAGCTGTTGAGGAAACAGATCAGCAAATCCTTGTTGGGAGCTGATCCGAAAATTCGCTTGAAACCGAAATCGGTCAACAAACTGATATATCTTTCTTCTACCTGCTTCATAATCCCAATGTTATTAATATTTCTATATGCATCAGCAAAGCTACAAATTTATTTTCATACCTGCAAGAGTTTTCTGATAAAAATTGAGAAACATGCAAATAATTGAGCATTTTACAATATCATTCCTTTCATTGATAATCATAAAATACGAGCGAAAAAGGTTATTTGGGAGCTTTCGAGTTACTACTAACACACGTACTTAAACCACTGCGATAATGACTCAGTTCCTCAGTTCCTCAGTTCCTCAGTTTTGTTCTAGGGGGTATACTTGATACTTACAAATTGTAAGTAATTATATTTTATTATATATATAATATATATTATATATATAATAAGCTTCTAAATTAAGATAAAAGTGAAGGGTCAGAGAAAAACTGAGGAACTGAGGAACTGAGGAACTGAGGAAGATTTCTTATGGCTTTTTGTATCTTGTTATTTGTTGTGGATAAAGTATTTAAGTGCTCAACTCTATGTTTTCTCTTCTGAAAAAGTATGAGTTGCGGGGCGCAAAACTATGACTTAGTTTTTTTAACATAAAGCTCTAAAGCAACCGAAAACTTCCTTCCTGCTAGGGCGCCCTAGCAGGAAAGAAGACAGAAAGTGAAGAACAAACCTTGACACAGTTTAAATAATACACCCATTTTAGATAGAGTTTGTCACTTGTCTATCAAAATTAACAGAATATAAACCTATACAAAAAGGTACAAAGCCTCCATATGGAGGTCTTTTTTCTGAATGGACTCCGTCAAAAATTAAAGTAATATTGAAATCTTGCGGAAACGTTCTTGAAGTTCCGCCATTCTTTTCATGAGGGCAGGAAAGTCCAAGGAATCGCCATAGATAAAACTGCCTCTCATCTCATTGTAGTCTGCCTCATAATTTGACAATAATGCGTCGCTTGGAACAATCTGGATGTTTTGTGGCAATTCTTTGTCATAATCCACATACCCTACATGATAGAATTTGCGTCTGTGGTTGACAATGTCCTCGTATAATGCCACATCGTTAAAAGCCATTTCTGCGTATGGAGTTTGCATCAGCTTTTCCAAATCGTAGAAATGACGTGTCATCCTAAGAGTTCGTGGCTCGTCTTTCTGATATTCCTCGCAGAGAAGAAATGCCTTTTCGAGGAAAGTACGTGCAGGCGTAACCGTGCGGATGGTTTGGACTAAATCAGAGTCCACATCATCGCCATCAAATGCTTATTCTACCAATGACGATATGCGTCTCATTTCAAAAGGCTCTGCCATAGACAAGACACTAATCTCAATTTTTACCGTTGGGGTGGCGTATGCAGCATTGCTTTGGTAGAGCGAAGGATATTTGACGAAAATCACAGATGGGTCTTTGTCGTGAGGCACTTTGAGTGGCTCTCCATTCTCATCCAATACGTCATTGTCGCCAATAACCGTTACGGGAAGTCCCATTCTTTTTAACTTCTCATTCAACTCAGACTTGAAGTCGCCAAGAATATAGTCCTGTGCCTTTTCTCGCAAATGGTGGATTTGTGTATTCGAAGTACAGTTAGCACAGGCAAGGTTCTTGACATTCAAGAAGAAGTCTCTTGAAAGTGCAAGGTCAATGTCCTCACTAAAACGATTGATTATATTCCATCCCTTGCTAAGACTTGTACCACCTTTGAATAAGAGATACTCGCCAATACTGGTATGGAATATGGCATAGAGCACAGCCGTTACCCACCAGTCTTTTTCGGCAGATGCCTCGTCTATCTGCTTTTCCTCGCTGACAGCCTGTATCATCGCCTTACGTTCATCTATCGTAAAATCTATCCATTTGCTCATAATGCCTTGTCTTTTATGTTTCGTCTGATAATATTTCTCATCCATACAGGAGCTAACAGTAGGTCGTGATCTATTGTCTCCGTTTCAGGATTTTCTGCCAACAGTTTAGATATTTGCTTCTCATCCTCAGCTGTTATGTTGTTTTCGCCAATACTGCGAAGTGCCTGCACAAGATCACGCATTAAGATACCCTTGAAAGCAAAATTTCTCGGAGCGCCATGCTTCAATATGACCATGCGTTTTCCCATGGAGAGTTTTCTGCTGGAGCCTGTCGTGAGGAAACTCGTTGTCATAGGCACTTGCGTAGAGAAGCCCAACAGGTTGGCTGCTGTCTCTCCAGTAGGAATAATCACCGCCTTGTCTCTCTTGGCAATTTCCGCTGCTAATTCAGAGGCAGAAGGATACAGTATGCCAAAGCGAGTCTTGCGTGCCTTGACATACACACCTTTTGATATTCGGGAGATAATCCCTTCCTTCTCGAATATCGCCAGTAGCTTGGTGACGTATTCCACATCATACTGAGGAAAGGATGACACGAAGAACACCTCCCCGAACTTACAATGTGCTATTTTGCTCTTAATCTTATTTACTACAGCTTCTTGCATAGCTTTCTATCTTTACTTTTGGTCGGAATCATTGCAAATATTTCCGACTGCAAAGGTAAGGCTTTTATCTCATAAAGCTATGCCCGTACACTATATTTTATAAATTATTATACAAATATCATCTCGGAATTTGTATGTCAAGTATGAATATTAACGTAAAAAGTTCTAATTTCCATGATTTTCACCGTGGCTCTTTTCCATATCGTTACCTATATTCAATAGGTAAATTTGCAACTTCTTGATATTCAATAGAAGTCCTTTTTAGAGCGAGTTAGATTGTTTAACTGGTTTCAGATTGAAAGCGTGCTGAAAATCGCGCCTTATCACACGCTGAAATTTGGTGGTATCGGGAAATTGCAGTATCTTTGCACTGTGATTCAAGAAAGGCTGCACTTGACAAAGCGCATCCCACAAAGTTAACAATCAATATTTTATTAACCCTTTAAAAATTTAAGATCATGGAAGTAAAAGGAACATTGAAATATCGTAAAGTACAGCGCACACCTCAGACTGGTGAAAACGCAGGTAAGAAGAAGTGGTATGCTACTTCGGTAACCGACCGCGAAGTGGACTTCGAGGGATTCGTATCGCATATCTCTGACCACGGCTCGCCTTACTCACGAGGTACCATCCACGGTGTGCTGATGGATGCACTCGACCATCTGCAGGAGCTGATTCTCGACGGCAAGAGCGTGCGTCTCTCTGACCTCGGACTGTTCTCCATCGGCATGAGCTCCAAGGCGGAGGATACCAAGGAGAAGGTGACGGCTGCCAGCGTAGAAGGCGTGCACCTGATTGTGAGAAACACGAAGAGCTGGAGCAATGCCGAGCTGCGCAAGAAGTGCAAGATTCAGGAGTACGGCGGCTATATCGGCACCGACGAGGAAGGCACCACAGGCGGTGGTACTACCGGTGGCGGCACTGAACAGGGCGGCGGCTCTAACACCAGCCAGGGCGGCTCAGGTACTACCGGTGGCGGAACCCAAGAAGGCGGCGGAGGCGGCTCTCAGGATAGCGGCGATGGGCTTGAATAAAGCCCTCGCCTGAGGGCCGCCCTGGCTAGAAGCCAGCGCATCCCCCCACCAAGTCAACATTCAACACTCAACATTCAACATTAAAAAAGTCAACATTCAACACTCAACATTCAACACTCAACATTCAACATTAAAATAAAGATTATGAAAGCAAATACTTGGAAAACGATTTTGCAGATTGCAATCTCCGTCCTTACAGCCATCGCTACTACGCTCGGAGTTACCAGCTGTACTCTTTAAAGGTAAAAAAGTAAAAAGGTAAAAAAAGCCTAGCGGGATGTTAAGCCAGCAAGGCTGCTCTTTTTAAAAGTAAAAAGCCATAGCTTATTTAAAGCCCCCGGTGCTGAAGCACCGAGGGCTTTTTTATTTTGCCACCAGGCATCACTAATAATTCATTCCGAAGTACCAGAGAGGGATGATGATTCCATGCCCCGTCTCTATATCGTCTTTTACGATACGTCCGTTTTTTACATCCTCTATCTGCTTTTTACCTTTCTTCCTTCCGCCAATCTCAAAGGTATAATCACCAATGGTAAAGTCGGAAACCCTGGAGGAAGTAACATCTTGTTTTTCTCTCATCTGATTGTAGAAGAAAGTTTCCCTTATGTTTCCTATGTTGGGATTAGAGGTGAGTACTGACATCAGACTTGGGTTATCTACATAAACTTTTTCCACCTTCCCCAGATTGCGCATTCCCGAAGTATCATCTCTGAGCAGACCAATCATTCCGGCACGCTCCAGATAGACGAGATAATCAGGCACGTTGTTCTTGCTTACCCCGATTTCTGTGGCGAGGTTCTCTACGCTTGGCTTGTAGGGAGCCAACCCGGAAAGAATGACGAGCATACGCTTCAGTTTGCGTGCTGTTGAAGCTTTCATATCAGCATATTGCGGAATGTCAACTTCTACCGTCTGGTCTATCACCTGCAGCATTCTTTGCGTAAAATCTCCCTCTATGGCAAATGGGTAATAGCCATGGTCGAGGTACGCTCTGAAAACAGGCAATGGATGGTCTAACCCCGGAATCTCTACCTGGTGATTGAGTATTTCGTCGAGACTGAAAACTCTGGTCTTGATGCCTTCAAAAAGTTGCAGGTATTCCCTGAACGACAAGCCTTGCATCATATACATCAGCGCCCGACGACTCAGATCAGCTTCGCCCTTCTTGATATCCAAGACCGATGAACCGGTAAAGATAAGGTTCAGGGATGGGTGCATGTCGTAAATTTGCTTCAGTTCTCTGCTCCATCCGGCATACTTGTGAATTTCATCTATATAAAGATGTGTACCACCCTCCTTGATAAACTCGTCAGCAAAGTCAATCAAGGAATGATTTGAAAAATAAATGTTGTCGGCAGACACATACAGGTGATGGCCTTCATTAGACAGCTTGATGCGCTGAAGTATCATGGTGGATTTTCCAACACCTCGCGGACCAACGATACCAATTAATCGTCCATTCCAGTTGATTTCATCATATTTATATCTGATGAAATCAAGCGGAGTACGTTTCAATAACTCCGCCATATATTCATAAAGTTTATTGTCTATCATATCTTGCTCTTTTAGATGAATATCGTTTAAAACTGCAGCAAAGATACAAATAATCCCTCAATGAGGGATGAATTCTTTCGAAAAGTTCCCTCAATGAGGGATGAATTTAATCATTTTTATCCCTCATTGGGGGATTTTTACACATTGTATTACCAAATGAGTTCGTGCCAAACTTGGCAAAAAACGCAAGTTTGGCACGAACTCAACTTATAGTTTCAGGAGTTTGGCAAACTCCCAGACTACAATACCGGCGGTGACGCTGACATTCAGGGAATGCTTGGTACCGAACTGGGGAATCTCCAGACAGCCATCGCTCATATCCACGATGTTCTGCTTGACTCCCTTCACCTCGTTACCGAAAATCACGGCGTAGCCTTTGGAGAGGGAAGGATGAGCCTCAGGCAGGTTCTGGAGCTTGGTGGAGCCTTCTACCTGCTCGATGCTATATACAAAGTAGCCTTTCTGCTTCAACTTCTCTACCGCCTCTTCGGTGGTTTTGAAGTATTCCCAATCCACGCTGTCTTCGCCACCCAATGCCGTCTTATGAATCTCGACATTGGGAGGGGTGGCGGTGATTCCGCAGAGATACACCGCCTCTACACGGAAGGCATCACAGGAGCGGAAAACACTTCCTACATTATATAATGAACGCACATCATCCAGGACCACTATCAGGGGCAGCTTCTCGGCTTCCTTGAATTCCTCCAGGGTGAGGCGGTTCATCTCTATCGTTCTTAATTTGCGCATTATAATATACCTTATTATATATAATATAATATAATCAGAGGCGGTTAAGCCTCTGCCTCTTTGGTCTTGTAGGCAAGGGCGTACATGCGAATCTGTTTGATCATCGCCAGAAGACCATTGCTGCGGGTTGGACTCAAATGGTCTTTCAGACCAATTTTCTCTACGAAATAGAGGTCGGCATCCATAATCTCGGTTGGGGTATGACCGCTCAACACACGG